GTTGACGTTCTTGGTCGGGAAGTTGGTCGACTCGAAGAACTTAACGCCTTCAAACTGCACACCAGTCGGCATGACGGGTTCACCAGCCAGGAAGTAGCCCTGACCAGCTTGGGGACCCATGTAGAAGCTGGCATTGTTAGGCATGCCGGGGTTGCCCATGTACATGCCCTGACCGGGGTTGCCAGCATAACGGGCAATCTCACGGAAGTCGGGGTCACGACGCAGGTGCATCATGAAGGTAGGATCGCAGATGCAGCGATACAGACCATCAGCGTAAGTAGGAACGTTGCGCTTGCGCAGGTCCTTAACAACGGTCAGCAGGTCAGTACGCACCTGGAACTGTTGAACTTCGTTGTCGTACTCAGTAGAGGTGTAAGCAATACGACCAGAAGAATCCTTAACTTTGCCACCAGGGAAGTAGTAACCACCTTGGGTGGTAGACGCGGCACCATTGGCTTCAGCTTTGGCGAGTTCATCAATGAACACGCGGTCGCGCCAACGACGGTAGTCATCCAGCAGCGTCAGGCTACCGATGGACTGGTGGAACATGTTCAGGTTACCGGTGTCCAGCAGCAGACGCTGGGCGGTAATCAGGGTTTCACGAGCAATCTTGAAGGTCGAGGGCTGGGTCGGATCGCCGGGGTCTGCAGGACCGGTGTATTCCTTAAGCACCACCAGGACTTTCTCCTTGGTGATGTTACGGCTGTTAGCGGTACCGATGGTTTGGTCGGCAATACGCTCACGGCTGTCCTTAGTACCAGGGGTACCCCAGAACTTGTAGCGGTCTAACTGAACGGTTTGACCGGGTTGGCGGGTGAAGTCGTGGACAACCACGGGCTCCACAGCCATCTCGGCAATGTAAGCAGGGTGGGGACGGTAAAGTTCCGCACCCAAAATTTTTGGGAAATCGTTATCAAGAAACACTTTTTAATATCCTCCAGAGTCGCGGGACTTGTGGGTGAAAGATTTAGACAAGTTTTTGTCTTATCTAAGACAAATTTTAGCAGGATCTAATTTTTAGTTAAGAATACAAAATTAGACGTACTGCATATTACTGGAACCGTTCGCAGCTTCAGGGTTAATTCCTGCTTGGAAACCAGGAATGCCGATGGCGTTGTACAAATTAGAAGAGCCACCGCCCATCAATCCGCCAAGTCCAGCAGCAACCGGAATAGCTGCCGTAGCTAATGCTGTTTGATTTGCAATACCACGACGTATGTTTGCCGCAGAACCAGCAGCGTTCACTGCTTTACGTGCCATACCCGGTTGCCGCAACGAACCAAGAGCGGCGGCAGCAAAACCAGGAACTAAACCGGGGATAGCTGCAAGGGTTCCGGCATTTGCTGCTTCGTCAAGAATACGAAGAGGGCCCTCGCCTTGTTCTTTGTCTGTTAAGTTTCCAATAACAGAGCCTGTTGCACCAAGAAGACCGGCACCTAAAGCAGAAGCTCTCAAGGCGCCGGCAGGGTTCTTCGCTGCTGCGTTTAATACTTGTCCGTATTTACCAGCAACAGGCATGGCCTCACTCCATCACAAACAGTTTGTTTGCAACAGTGGCAGGCTGAGCTTGGTTCAGGACGCGCCAGGCGTTCTGGGGATCACGGTTCATGATCTCGCTGAAGTTGCCCCAGAAGTTTTCAGGTTGCTGAGGAGCAGCTGCTGCGGGAGGAGCGGGAAACTCACCAACTTGGCCATAAGCAGAAGTGGTGGGATAGCCACGGGTCTCCAGTTCTGCTTCGTTTTCGTACACGGGGTACGGACCTTCAGGACCAAAGAACTTCAGGGTGTAGTCGCTGAGTACATCGGGATTGGTAAGAATCTCGTTGTAGGCCAGGTTCTCTTGGTGCTCGTTGACCGCAAAGTTGGCATAGCCAGCGATTAAGTTTTGAGCACGCTCGCCCCAGGCAACAGCACTATCAAGCATCCCTTCAAGTTGAAGGGCGTAGTTATTTAGTACGGCGGGTGCCTCGATTCCGAACGCGTCGATTACTTGGCGGCTTTCCTGCCCCATCCCCAGGTAATCCGCGATTTGCTCCAGAGAGGGACTCGAAGAGGTTTGGGAATAATTGGGAGAGTAATCCTGGTTGGGCGACCAAGTCTGGGGAGCCGATTGTTGCGTAGCTGGGCTGCTGACTTGTCCGTAGTTCGCCGGGGTATACTGTGTCGGCACCTGCGAGGGTGCTCCCTGGAACGGGGATTGAACTGGTGCGCTCAGAAGATTCACCACCTTGTTGAACGCCGATTCCCACGGGTTCCCCGCCTGTTCCGCCGGTTGGGATTGGGGGGCGTACTGAGTAGGGGCGGATTGGTAGCTGGGGTTCGCCTGTGGTACTGCTTGGGGGTAGCTGGTACCCACCTGATAAGCCACTGGAGCTGCCTGGTAGCTGGCCGGTGCCGCCTGAGGTGCCGGTGCCGCCATCACGTAGCTGCTTGGGGCTACTGCTGCTGGTGCTTGGCTCGTCTGTGGGATCGATTGGACGGTAGCGTCCTGCATAACTCATCTCCTTTTGTAAAGCTTCTAAGGTTCGATACAGATAGGGTGTCAGATCCAGACGAGGATCAGCAGCCATCGGTAAGTCTGGTGATTGAGGGTGAGGAGTCTGCATCATCCCCCCCACCAATTTGGCGAATTGAGAATAAGCATTCTGCAATTCATTCACCATCCTGAACGGGAACCCAGATAACATCTCGGCCCGCTCCTCATCCGTCTTAGACGGAAAGAGGTATTTCAGTGCTTCAATGCTATCAACACCTAATTCTTGTAGGTTGCGAACCACAATAGAATTATTAAGTGTGTCCTGAGTGGTTTCCTCGTACACAGGACCTGTCCAACGCCAAAGCATCGTGACATCGCCATCGGGGATTAACCCAAGAACGCCTGGCGGAATCATTTTTGTTTCCACGCAAGCCATCATAATCTCTTTGACTTGATCATTGAAGATTTTCATTGCTTCCCTGTAGGCAGCAATTTCTTCTTCTGGTGCATCAACAGGAAGATCAACTGGCTTTTCAATACCTGCTGCAGCCGCCAACGATTGACGGAAGAGTTGTTCTTCTTGATAAATAATTAACTCAAGGCAGCGGCAGATGCCATACGTGTAAATAGCATTTGCTTTTTTCTTGGATGTTGCTGATACACGACCAAATAGTGACTTGTATTCAGTTGCGGTAACACCAGCTGAAATTGACAGTTCATCCACACCGCCAAGTGCAGTGCGAATTTCTTCGCGATACTGACGGGCAAATTGATTTTGGTCACCAGTGATTGCATCTGGAACAATGTAACCAACACGGTCATTCGGCTCCAGGTTTGCAATGATCCTTGGCACTCGAATCTGTCCATCAACGCCACGACTGACGGGATCAGCCTTGAACATCGAAGCACTCAAGGATGCAGGGCTGGTGAAGCCAGAGTTTGCTGCAATAGAAGGACGCTGTACCGTAGAATCACCACCTGCCTCAATCAAGTCCGTCTTGGGACGAGATGACAGTAGTGTGGGGTTACCAAAGAACTGAACGTTCTTGCGCATGGTGCGAACCATTTCGTCATGCGTGACGATGTGATTGGCTAATGCATCAAACTCGCCAACACCGTCGTTAGCAAAGCCTTTGGGGTTATTGAAGATCTCAACGCAAGGAATAAAACCGAGCGTATTTTTTAACAATTTTGTTTTACCGGAGACTGCATAGTCCGGCATGTCAAAAGATAATTCACCTTCTGCGTGAGTTTCTTTGATTTCGTCACGCTTAATCGAAAGCCTGATGTAACGCCTTGAAGCCTGACCGTCACCAAGCGTTTTGCCGGTAATATTTGTCTGTGCTATTTCGGCTCCAAAGCCACCAGGGCGACGCACCTTGTAGCTGTAGATGATCACCACCTCTTCCAGGTCACCGTCTACGTTGTAGAACGTGCGGTACTCATGCTCGCGGAAGTAGTAGATGCGATAGTTAATTTTTGTAGGCCTAATGTAGAACAGACCTTTTCCATCACACAAGAAATAATCCCAGATTGAATCCAGGCGTGCATCAATTTGGTTGTATTTGATTACACGGTCGATAAAATCTTTGCGTTGATTTCCAAAATTGTCCTGGCTGGGGAAGAACTCAACACCCTGGCGGATGCCGAATAATTTCATCTGCGCCAAATGCGAGGCCACAACGCCCGTATCGACGACAGTGGAACTATCTTTGTCGATATAGGCAGTAATAATTTCGTTGAGCCTTGATTTAGCGTCGGCAGCCATTAAGTATCAGCCTCTTTATCTGTATTGATCTTAGCAGCTTTCTTTTGTTTCTTATGCCACAACCACCGGTCAAAGTAAGCCAACTCCCCTGGTGTGTACAACTCAGGGTGCTTGAGAGCTTCTTTGACCAGTTTTTTCTTTTTCATCAAGAAACCGTTTTAACGTAACCAGGAGGTAATTGTTGTCCGTATTGAGGACCTTGGAAAAAGCCTGCGTTACCCATAGGAGGAGTTCCACCCATTGCTTGGGGAAGCCTGGGGCGTGAACCTGGCACAGGAAAAAGTTCTTGACCTGGGCGCGGGATTAGTTGAAGAGGGACTCTTTCTGGATCTTCGTTCGGAAGATACGGAAATTTATATTGGGGTGTGGCTCCAGGGATTTGAAAGCTAGGGCGACCCGCAATGGTGCCTTGCATACCTGCTTCATTACCCATGTATCCACCGTAGTAACCAGCCATTCAATCCTCCAGTACTTCGTAACCAGCTATTTCATTCAGTCTACTCAATACAATTCCATCCCCTTTTAAATTCCATTCAAGAATATCACCTTCCTGCCAGCCAAGCTCTTCAGTTATTTCTTCGGGAAGAGTGATGAATTGATCACCGAATTCATCTTCTTGGACCTCAATAATGTAGCTCATTTTGACAAAAGCTTTTCCATTAGCTTATCAAGCTTAGTGTTAATTTGTCGAAAGTTATCGTGCATTTCCTGGATCTCACGTAAAAAATCTACCTTTAATACGTAGTCCATCGGCATTCGCCCAATCTGCTCTTGTAATCTATTCAGCTTATTTTCTTGCGCTATCACGTCGTCTGACAACTGAACCAAGCGTTGGTGAACCCTATATAAAATTTTGTTTGCGGCCCAGGACCCGCCTGTTACAGCAGAGACAACTGCCGTGAATGCAATTGCTAAGTACTCCGGACCCACAAAACTATTGCTTTTCTTTTAATTATAAGTTTAGTAATCAAATTGCAAATTGCTCTTTTTGGCTAGACCGTTAACCAACCAGACCAGTGAATCGACGCAATCATCGTGCCCACTTACACCAAAGTTGGTAAGCTCTTCAAACATAGTGTCAAAATTACGGTACTTGTTGAAGATAATCTTACGGTCTTCAAACAGGCCCATGATGCCACGGAAACGAGCCAGTTTATCCGCACGAAATCCTTTGACCGGGTGCCAGATCAAGTTAAAAAGACCATCGCCATTCAGGCAGACACGCTTGAAGTCAGCCTCTAAAGATGCCTGGTACTGCACGGCTTCAGACCATACATCACATGTTGAGTATGTTGGGAAGTAGTTGCCCTGTTCATCGCGGCCAACAATGCACCAGTCATTGAGAAGTTCTTTTAGTTCATCCAGTTTTTCCAGGTTGCCCATGACGCGCATGCGCCGATAATCAATAATGTGAATACAATCACCAATGCGGCCACCAAGCACAAATACGGTGTAATCATTTTTCTCTTTAGTCCCAGCAGATAGATCAACCCCTACGCCAAGGGCATCAAACTCAGTTGCGATCTCCGCTTTGACCAACAGCTCTGGAGATAGGGACAGCTCGCTCTGACGAACAATCCTGTTCATGTACTGGAACGAAAAGGCAATAGGTGCCTGTCGTTTCTTTTCCTTTAAGTAATCCAGTGACCACATCTCCGGCCAATAGGATTCCTCCTCACCTGTTTTGGAATTTGCCTGGATTGCGGAAAGAACAATTTGAGTCCAGTTGTTTTGTTCGTTAAATGTAGTGGCATGAATGTCATCATGTCGGAAGCGAGTACCAAGGCAGATCGCCCGTCCACCCTCAAACATCGTGGGAGCAATAACGGCATTCCAGTTATCCTCCATCATCTTCCTGATGTCAGGGTTGGAGATATCCGCAGCTGATTTGATGGCGTCATCAATCATGACCAGATGCGAACGCTTAGAGGTCACCGAACCTTTTAGACCAGCAGCGCAGAGCGTGAATTGTTCATCACCGGTTACGTCAATACCAGCAAACTTATGGTCAATAGACCAATACTCATTACTGGTGACATTTTTTAGTAACCGAACAGTAGGGAAAATTTCTTGATATTTTTTGCTTTCAATAATCCGTTTAATTGTTGCGGACTTAGAACGTGCAATATCAACCGTATAGGAAAGATAAAGAATCTGTAGAGGAAGCTTGGCTTGTGCGTGAACACCAATC